GAACAACGATATTGCTGATATAACGAGTCTGACGTTTGCGCTTGCGAACAATATCTTGGTTCTCCTTTATCTCTGTCTCCCAGAGAGCGCCATTTGATTCACAAACGGGGCAAGGTTGCCCAATAGTGGTAGGACAATTCTCAATAAACCACTTCGTTCCAGTTTTGAAACCATGGCTAAATATTTTGACAAAGGGGAATTCGGCACCCTCGACGGCAGGCAAGAAACGAATAACTGCAAATCCACTACCTGACTTATCAATATCCGGAGCCCAAAAACGATTGTCTTCGAACCCCCCGCCCTTGCTCTCCTGTCCCATTTTCTCAGCCAGTTGTTTGAATTGGGTCTTACTGCTTTTCTTTAGTTGGGCAAAACTCATCAATGATTCTCCTATAATAGTGTGCTCGTGTGCTAGGCACTAAAATGAGCTAATTTCTGAAAGATTTTTTTAAGTTTATCGTATCTTTTATCTACTATACGAAGTAGATATCTATACTTATGAAGCTGAAGTCTCCTCATTTTTAATAGTGGGTGGATTGGAAACCACAATTCAGTGAAACCTGTAAATTGGTCAATTATAGACAAGGTTTCTAAGGACACCTCTAAGATCTGAGCGTCCTGTATTAGTATAGGTGAGTTGGTCGCCGTTGTCAAGAGCAAAGTTTCAAACTCGAGCCCCTTGTCAGCAAGGTAAAAATCAATCTTATCAACGTCTCTGTCAAACAAACTTTCTAATCCTGATATACGTTTAATCCTATCTTTATGGAATTGACAAACTTCCTCATTGAGGATGTCACCAATCCATATATCGTTGTTGAATAAAAAAGCACTGATTAAATGTTCAATTCTATCGTCTCTATTAGGATGCTCTCTTTCAAGAACTAGAAAGAATTTCTTATCTCTTCTCTTTTCAAAAGAAGATTCCTTTAGTCGAGTGTAATTTAAATTTGGGTTCCAAATAAATTTACCATCGTTGAAGTGCTTTTTAAGGTAAACATAGTCTACATAGGTTTTAAACCCCGGAATCATATAATTCACTTGAATGGTAATTGTTTAAGATCTATCCCGCAATCTTTCTTGCGTAACAGGCGGTCATCAATGGCACTCTGTTTTACTCTATCGAGAGTAATACTATCCAACTGTTTGGCAAAATCCTCTGGGTCTAATTCATTTTCATCGCATATTACAATACATGCATCAAAAAAACTGCAATTTAATCTTTTTTGAGTTTCGACAATCGTAACATGTAAACGCTCACTCTGTTTGCTCATTTTTCATTCCAAGATTTTCGTTTTCTTTAAACGGCACAACAGTCCCAGCTTTAATTTGATCCATAAACAGTTTGACTGGATAGTTGTGTTTCGTAGTGACTGAACTTAGATTGGCGTCCATAATATCGAGTGTCATTGTGTCACAATCAGGCTGGAAAGCAAAGATATTGTATACATATTCGCCATCAATCGATTTTAGTAACAGACCTTCTTTAAGTGTAATTACCATGATAACTCCTTACAATCCGAAACGGTTGAAATCAATTACTTGATCAAGATAACCACGCTTGGCAACAATGACACCACCAACAAAACCAAGAGCAGCAAATACTATGGCTGAAATTATAAGCATAAATCACCTCTTTTAGATATTAACATTTGAATTAGGGTTTTTTTCTTTGATTCGCCTCAATAATCCTTTAAAATCATCCGGAATCGGGTGATGTCCTAAACTGTATGAGTCCCCAAATAGTGGCGAACTGGTGATTATTTGCTGTACAGCAAATATACCGCACTGAGGACATCGTTCGAACGTAGGTTTATCGTTTTCACCAACTCGAAGACTAGCATCAAATAAACAATGGCAATGGTTGCATCTGTACGAAAATGTTGGCATTATGTTTTAACCTCTTCAATTTTTACATAATTCGTTCTTGTAGTGAATAATTGGATTCGATTATGATAACGAACTAAACCGAACAAGAAAGAATAATAGATGGTATACAGTGTATTTAAAAAGATAAAAAAGAGTTGGACAGAGAACTCTAAAATGAATACGGCGAAGCTTACGATAGAAAAAACCACTCGCTTCATTCTAGAAGCCGCCTCGTTCTAAAATTTTTCTAAGTTTATGCTTCACTAGATAATCAAATGTTTTGACATCGGGGCGCGAGCAGTTATCCCAACTATTTCTGATTCGCTCAACAACGTTATCGGGAATTTGCTGAAGATCAATCAGTGTCCTATTTCTATGAAACTTTTCAATCATCTGCGGAGTTTTACAAAAAAGATCTGGTTTATTCACTCCGTGTGTTTCCCATTCTAAAATAAGAGAAGAACGCAATGGTTTGCTTCGTTTTTCTTTGACAAGAAAAACATCGTCGTCACTTAGAATGTTGGGGATGCCATCTCCTGCATCCCCCTTCACTATATGCTCGAAGAGGTTATAGTTGTTGGTGACCGAATTGATGTATTTTTTATGTCGGGGACTCCACTGTTTGACTTTAGAGCAGATGTTTTGGATTTGAATGAGATCTTTATCGCTTGATACAATTACCATTTCTTTTTCATGTGGACAATTTATCTTGCTTAGAACAGCAATCACATCGTCCGCTTCGCAGCCATCAACTTCTATAGTCCTAAAAGGCAATTCCGTTTTAATTTCTGTTTTAACTTGATTGAAATGCTCGTAGAACCTACTCCAATCAAATTTAGACTCTTCATGAGCTTTCTTGCGATTCTGTTTGTAATTGGGAAATATGCCTTTACGCCAATAGTTATGACCATCATAACAAAGGATCAGCTCATCGAGTGATAGATTGAATTTTTGCTTATATGATAATATGTTGTTTAGTGTAATATGCCTTAATAGTGGAAGTTCTATGTCATCGTTTGTCTGGGAATTATAATCAATGGCACTAGATATGACAATCTGAGAAAAGTCAAGAAAACATAACATTAGATTCGCCTTCCGTTGTTCACCTTCTGTTTATATTCTAGATGGAAGTCTTCTTCCTCGTCTAGTTCTTCGATATTGTGTGGGTCAATCTGCTTCACAAAATTACGAAACTTCTGATCTCGCCTTCCCTTCTCAGTCAGCTTAGTTCGGCGGATTACATCGTCGTCGTTATACTTCATATCTTCCTCAGTGAAATTTTGTTTTTGCTTGGTATGCGAGCTCTAGAGTTGCTGAAAGCCCCGCAAATGTTCTGGACTTGTAATAGGACAATAATTCTGTTGGATTCATTCTATCATTGATAATAACCTCATTAGCATCTTTACCATTAAAAAACTTATCATATATAACCACACTAAACCCCTGTTTAATTCGCAGTTTTACCTGTTTAAGAATTTGATTATTTTTAAACATCTCATTATCGTAGATAAAGCATACGTCTTTCGTGTTATTTATATTTCTCTTTATGTGGTTTAAAGAACTGATTCCTACACTGCCACCAATGGCAAGAGAATTCGGTAGGCACATTGCATCTATGGGACCCTCAAACACAAAAACAGGTTGATTCCAATCAATGAATTCCAAACCCCAAAGACTTGGATTCTTGTCATCCAACTCAAAAACATAATAGCGGAATGCAGCATCGTTGTCAATAGCTCGGCAACAGATGTGACTAAACTCTCGATCTTTATTGTAGAACGGAATGACAAGAACTGGGTCTGCATCAAATTTTAGATTGTGATACTTGTCGATCTGTTTAGTGATATTTAATATGCTTTGATTCGAATGCAGACTCGAATAAAATTTTTCGGGTATTCGTCTTTTAATGGCATATTTAAATACCGCATCATTGCAGTTAGTTAGTAATGGACCTAAGTCAAGGGGTTTAGGTTTAAAAACTGTTTTTGCAAAAACAGGTTCTTTTTTTACAGGGATACGCTTCTGACCTTTTTCACGCAAACACTCTAATCGGTAATCGTTGAATAAACGAGTATTCTTTTCTTTTAGAAAGTTACTTAGGTTGAAATAAGCACCACAATTATGACAATACGATATAATCTTATCGTCTTTCTCGAGTAAATAACCTCTTGCTCGCCTCTTTCTTTTACTACTGTCACCGCAAATAAACCAACTATAGTTCGCAGTGTATGGGCGGTTTGATATAATTTTAAAATTCTCAAGTTCGCCGCCGATTAAATTTGCATACTTCGTGTCTACCCAAAGCATATACGGTCCTCTTTTTTTCACATTATAACAT